TTAGCCTTTGGCTAGTGCATTATGTATTTCTTTTCTCTTGCTCTCAAATTCTGCTTTTGTTAATTCCTTTGGGTTTACTTTTGTCTTAAAATGATGCTCAGTATCGTATACACTTTGTACAAATGTAGTTCCGAATAACATTAACATTCCTAACTCTGTCAAACCAGCAGGCATCCCATAATTGTCCTCAAAATACCAAGTTGTTTTTTTAGTTTTTCCTAGCTTTGCAGCAACATCTAATGCCATTACATTAGCTACCATGAAAGCAATGTCTTTATCTCTGCATCTCTGGCGATGTTCTTTTCCATCAACTTTGTAATCAAATCCATATGCTAAAGCCTCTGCTTTTAAATTGTCAATTAAAGTACAATAATCATCATACTCCTTTTGATTATCCAACACCCATAGTGATTTTTCTTTATCCCAATACATATATTTTTGATTCCCAGCAGGTTTTGGCACTACTATTAATTTTTTATCTTTTATTAACTCCCCATCATCTAGTTGTACTGGTATATTATTTCTAACCTTTTCTTCTTTGCTCATTTCTCTTAATACATCATCTTTGTAAAATGGATATTGATATGTAATATCTGTAATTATCATATCTTGAGTATATCCTTGAAAATATGATAGAGGTGATTTTAAAACATCTTCTAAACTCTCTGCATAAACAGAAAATATCAATTTTTCTTTTTTGTAAAAGTTTATTGTTTTCATTTTTTACTCCTTTCAAAATGTGAATAGATTTTTAAATTTAAACAATTCCTATAGCTATAAAAGTTCCACTTACGGTTGTTAGATTAGTTCCATTATTATTAGCTCTGATTGTTATTTTGTTTTTTTCTCCATATGACATAATAGTTAAGTTACCAGGAGTTCCTGTATGCCACGGAGTTGCCATAACACTGACATTTTTCAAAGTAACTGGGATAATTATATCTGTACTTTTGTTAAACTCAATATTTTTAAAAGTACCAAACACAATTGCAATATTTGAAAATTTTATTATATTTATTTCACTTTGATTACTAAAACTGAATAGATTTTCCAATCTCTCAAGAAGTGAGTTATTATCTAACGGAATAAAATTAGCAACATTTGCAGAAATATCTTGGTTTTGTTTTAAACATTTATACATCTTTCTAGTATTTCTGTCATAGTAGATATAATTAGGATTTTTAATTATATCATCTTGTATATCGCCACCATAGCCATAAGCTCCTGCTAATCTTGCTAACATCATGCCTTCTAATGCTTTTCCTTCCTCAGTGCCAAATTGTACTATTCCTGGTTTTTCTCTTGTTGCTCCTTCTTGAATTTTTGCTACTTTATTGCTTAAATCCTCTGTTTCTTTGTCTATCAACTCTGCATTATGATTAAAGTTTTCTATATCATAATATTCATTTCCAGATGGTTTTATTAATCTTAAATGTTTTGTATAATCTGCCATTTTCTATCTCCTTTCATCATAAATTTCTTTATGAGTTTTATTCTTTAATTCATCATTTTTGAAATTATTTATTTCTATGTGTTTATGATACTTTCCTATTACTGCGCTATCTTCATATAATCTAGTGTCGTAAATTTCTTTATGGCTTTTTGCTTTTAAAGAATTATGCAATAAGTAAGCTACTTGATTATGTGTGTTATATCTAAATTCAATACTAAAATTTAGATGTGCAGGTTTTATAACTTCTATTACTGCCTTAAAGTTCTCAATGTTTTTAGGTATTCCAACAATAGATGTAAATAGTATTTTAAAAGCATAGTTTGAATTATCTTCTACAACCTCAATTTCTCCATTTGTAAAAGTCTTGGCAACTCTTGCTATCATCTCTTTTGTAGTAGTTCCATAGCTTCTTAATTTAGAAATTAAATTCTCTCTTCTTTCTTCAATATTACTTGTTTTATCTCCAACACTTAAACCAAATATTTTTTCCCAAATTGGTAAGGACCAGGTTGCTGTATAAATAAAAAATTGATTTAATACATCTTTTGAGATTAAATCAACTGTATCTAATTCTTTTTCTATTACTTTTTGTAATAAAGTTATTTCTAAAATACCTCTATAATACTTTGGCATATGTCTCATTAGTCTTTTAGCTTCCAACTATATCACCTCTTTTTGTAAAGTGATTGTTGTTAATTTTGGAATCTCCTCAGCTGCTAACTGTACATTTAAAGTTGCATTATTTATCTTTAAATCATCATAGTCATTTACACCAGGAATATTTAATAGGATATTTCCTAATTGTGCATAACTCACATAATCCTGTTTAAATCCTACTTTTCTAAAATATTCTTTTACTTTTGTTTCAAACTCTATTTTTACTTCATCAAATTTTATATTTTTAGAAATTTTAACAGTACCTGAAATTGATATAGCTTTACCTATTGCACTTTTTACTGTAACAGTAGCCCCTATTGGCCTGACTTCTTCTAAATAATCTCTTACTCTTTTTAGTAAAGTTTCATCAGCTTCATGAATATCACTGTTTACTACAACTACCTTTACAGTACCATTTCCATTCCATAATGGAAAAACTTTAACTCCTCCTACTCCTTCAACTTCAAAAGCCCATTTTTTATAATGATAAATATTACCAGATGTTACTGGTTCTCTAACTTTGAAATAATATCTTTCTCTTAATTCATCATCTGTTTCTCCATCATAACCATCAACAGTTTCAGAATTATTTATCACTTCATTTAATCCTGGAATAGTTACAGGAAAATTTGTAATAGTTCCTTTTGGAATATTATATATTTTCCCATACTTTTCACTTTCAATAGGTACTTCAACACTTCCAGTAGCAGATATTGTTTTTTCTTGTGTAGTTAAATAGATATAGGTATCACTTGCAACTTTTGTCCCTACTTCAATAACAGTGTTAGGTACTCCTTTTATAATTACAGTACCTTTTGACTTAGTTGCTTTTCTCCTAAATACTCCTACCTCTTTACATATATTGTCTAAATACTCACCTTCTGCTGTTTCTGCAAAAGAATTTAAAAATATATATTCTAAGGTTTTTCTTATCTCTTCTATTTCTATACTTACAGGTGCTAAGTTATCATAAAATAAGCCTCCTTCTGTCTTATCATATTCATCATTAACATTAGCAAGCATATTTTTTAAAATTTCTTTCCATTCTTTTTTTATTATCATAGATACCCCTCCCATTCAAATATTCTGAAGTTTTTTAACACTACTTCAAATTTTGTTTTCAAGGTATGTTTTTCTAACTTTATATCAATATTTCTAATTTCTATTATCTGTTTATTTTTCTTAATTGTTTCTGTTAATTCTCTCTCAAACTCACTATATAAAACAGGTGTAGGAAATCTTTGACTAAGTAACATAGCCTTATATTTCATCCCATATTGATTAGGTCCATTATATTTATAAATATTCCATTTATATTTTTCAGTTAAAAGCACCTTTTCAATCCACATTCTAACAGCTCTTTCATCATCTGTTTTTATTAATTGTCCATTACTTTTTAATAACTTCTTTTTTTGAAAGTCTATTAAAAATGTTTTACCATTACTGTTTTTACCATTAGTTATGTCTTGTTTAGAGTAATCAACAAAATCTATTTTTGGTAATATTCCCATTCTAAACTCACCTCTGGTGCATAATTAAATACATCTATAATAAAAAATTTATCCTCTTCAAAATTTGGAATTACGAGAACAAACATACCAGGTTCTAAATGAAATACTGTTTGAAGTATAAATTTGCCTTTTTCTTTGTTTTCTTGTTCAGATTTTGTGTTTTTAGCAGACAATGATTTTAAACTTCCTTCATGTTCTAGTAAACTTGAAGCATCTCCTCCACCATTTGTTGTAAGATTAATTACTGAATTATCTGAACTTTTCCATATTTTAGAGGTGTTTCCTTGGCTCTCAAAATTTTTTATAGTACATTCAATTTCTAATCTATTTGTTATTGCATTAGATAAATAAATTTTATCTCTATCAATAACACCATAACCATTTAAAAGTTCAATGGAGATGTTAGGGAGAGATTTTAAAATCTTACCTAATACAGCACCTATTGGACTAGGATTTTCTCTTTCTTTAAATTTCTCTGCTACTGCTATATCCCAAGATTTTTGGTTTTCACTCACTCCTTAAACACCTCCAATTTTAAATTTATTCTGTGGATTCCATTCTGTACACTGTGAGAACTTTCTTTTATTAGATATTCACCTTTTAAATTAAAAAGTGGTATGTCTATATCTATAACCCTACCACTCTTAACTTTATCATCACCTAAGACATCAATAGAAAAGTCTTCTGTGATTTTATTTAATTTTTTTAACTCATTTTTTGCAACAAGTTTAGCTTTTTTATGTTCTTTTTCATCTAATGTTACTACTTCTTGCAGCATACCATACTTTTTAATACTTTCACTGTCTTGCTCTTTTCCTACTGTTCTAACTGCTTTTTTATTTTGTGTTATAACTAGGATTGAATTTTTCATATCAACTATTGACCTACTAAGTGAAACCTCTCCAATATTTTTTGCTACATCTATAAAAGCATTTTTGTGCATTTCATATTGTCCAGTAACTTTTATCTTTTTGAATGGTCCTACTTTTAGAGTACCTTTATCATACTCAATAAAAAATTTTTTAGAATTGAATTGTGAACATTGTTCTATGATGTCATAAATAACGCCTGAGATAGTCTTATCCTTGTAAATTTTATCTATCTTAGTATCTAATCCACTTACTTCAACTTTTATTCCAATTTCACTGCATAAGGACTTAATGCAGTCATTCCCTACCATCTTTTTAAATTGTTTTATCACAGTTGATTTATTCAAGTACCAAGCCATATCATAAGCAGTAAATGATGTAGTCTTTCCATTAGGACTTTCTGATACTATAATAGCTTGCACTAATGTTTCTCCTTTTTCATTGATTATTTGAACTGGATCACCCAAAGTAATGTCATAGAGAAAAGATAAATTTTTATCAAACTTGTTTACTGCAAGTGCAAAACTTACCTCAACTCCTAATGTGTCAATACTATCTCTCCAGGTTAAATCTCTTATATAATTGGTTACATCTATTCCTTTTGCTATTGTTCTATACATTATTATCAGCCTCATCAGGTAAAATATATTCTTTTATATTTAAGGTGTATGGAACATCTCCAGCCTTATCTCTAAAAGAATAAGTAAAATTATATCTACATAGCATATTTAAGACTACTCTGTACTTGTCAACTATAATAATTCTTAAAGGTACTCTTGCATCTCTATACTTTTCAAAAAAATCAATATAATATTTAGGTTCTTTAAAATTTAAAAAACTTACAAAACTATATAATTTACTAGGAAAAAAAGAAGAAAATGAAAAGTTTCTAAGTCCTTTACCACCAATTAAATTAAGAGTTTTTCCGTTAATTGTATTAAACTCTTCGTCCATTGTTTCACAGTTTACAGGTTCTATATTTTGGACTACTGGGATATTAACTATTTCTTGTTGTACTCCATTATCTTCAACTATAAAAATTATATTCATTTTCTTATCTCCTACATATTGTTTAAAGCTGCTAAAATCTTATTTGCTGTATATTCTCCATATTTTTCCATATGTTCTTTTTCACCAATAAAATTACCATCAATATTTATAATTACTTCTATTTTTTTATTTGTATTATTTTTTTGTATAGTTTTTCCTTCTTCATGACTTAGAATTTTTGTTCCAGCAGGTAAAATTGCAGTTTCATCTCTTCCACCTTCATTAATCCCTGTTACTCCACCTTTAAAGTATGCAGTACCTAAAGCATGTCTAGGATTTTTTACAGTAGTGGGTGTTACTCCTGTCTTATTTGCTCCTCCTATTGTTTCAGTAGTTTTTTTAGTATTTTCTGTAATATTTATTTCTTTATCTTTTGCCTCTGTTTTATTCCAAAATTTGAGTTTATCAATAGCTCCACTAATTTTTTCTTTTACTTTTTGAAAAGCTTCTTTTACTTTATTTATAGTTTCAATAATTTTTTCAAAAGCAGCCTTTACTGTATCTATTGCTGGTTGTAGCCAATTTAATAATTTATCCCAAAGTTCTGATACTTTCTTTTTTATTAAATCCCAGTTTTTATATAACATCCAGCCTACACCAATTAATACTGCAATAGCTGTTATAATAAGTCCAATAGGGTTTGCATTCATTGCAACATTTAAAGCCCATTGTGCTACTGTTAGCCCATTAGTTGCTGCTGCTTGTGCAGCATCCCAAGCCATTTTTACTTTTGTTATTGCAACCATAGCTGTTGTATAAACCCAAGCTCCAAACATTACTAATTTATATGCTGCTATTGCACCAACAAGAGTATAAATGACAGGACTTATTCTATCCCAATTATTTATTATGTCTTGTGCTATATCTATTGCAACAGCACTAGCATCTGATAATATCTGCCAAGTTTCTTCTAATGCTGGTTTAACTTTTTCAAATATTTTTCCAAACATATCCTTAATTTGTGTTATATAAGGTTCTGCTCTTGTAACTAATTCTTGAATTTTATCAGCAATTCCTAAAATAAAATTTTGAATATCTGGTATCTTAGTTTCAAACCATTCAGCAAACTTGCCAAGATATGGTAGCAGTTTCTTCCCAACTTCCTCTTTCATATCTCCCCAAGCATTTTTAGCTGCTATAATTTTACCTTCATCTGTTTCACGAAGAGCCTTATTTGTTCCACCAATAGATTCATTTAACTTTTTACTAATAAACTCCATTCTTTGCTCTTGTTTCATAGTTTTAAATAGTTTTTCCTCAGCTGCTGTTAATGATACTCCATATTTTAAAAGACCTTTTGTTTTACCATTCATAGCCTTGCCAATAACATCAGCCATGGCAACTGCATCTTCTTGAGTTCCATTCAAACCTTTTTCTTTGGCTATCATATCGTTTAAGTTAGGCATTAATTTTTTAATTTGGTCACTTCTTAAACCATAAACAGCTAATTGATTTGCTCCAGCAAGTGCAACTTCATCACCAACTACACCTACATTTTGTAATGCACTAGCTTCATCTTTTATTGCTTGTATTTGTTCTTTACTTGCATTACTTGTCCGTTTCATAGTAGTTTCAAGTAATTTTTCAATTCTTACCTGGTCTTTAGCTGCATCAGTAGATTGTTTAGTAAATAAAACTGCACCAGCAGTTAATGCTCCAAAACCAACTGCTGCCCATTTAGCAACTTTCTTCATTCCATTTTTTATTTTTCTACCAAATGCTTTTACTTGGTTTCCAGCTTTTTCAAGTTGCCTATCCATATTCTTAACACTCTTAGTTGCTTTCTGTAATGGTGTTGTAAACTGGTCTTTTAAACTTAGTAATACACCAATAGTCTTTGCCATTTAAACCTCCTTTCTTACAATAAAAAAGAGGAGATATTTTAACTTCTCCTCTTAATTTAATTATGCAATTTTTTCATTTAAGAATAAATTAATAAAATATTGTTGCCCTTTTCCAGTAACCTTTACTGTCTTATTTATTGAAATATGTCCATCTGAATGTGTTACTGCTGTTTCTTTTATTTCAAATAATTCTAACTCCATTGATTTTTGTGTTGGCATATTGTATGACATTCCATTTTGTTTTATCAAATAGCCCTCATCTCTTAATTTTGAAAATAACCTTTTTTGCCCTGTTTCTATTCCATTTTGTTTTAATATCTTTGCTAAATCTCCAACTAATATTGATGATTGAGAAGTTGCTACTGCATCTGCAAATAATACTTTTGGCTTGTTTTCTTTCATCTTATCTTCAAGTTCTTTATTTTTAGCTTTTTCTTCTTTTAATCTAGTTGCCATTTTTATTATTAAATCTGGATTATCTAATAATTCATCTGTGGCATACATTCCATATTTTCTGATACTTGGTAAAATTTCATCACATACTCTATCTTGAAATTTTCTGGCAACTTCATTATCAGCTTTCATACAAAGTTTATAAAATATATTTTCTTGGATATATTCAGGTAAATCATCTTCGGAATTTATAATTCCGAATTCTATTAACCAGCCTTTTAATGCTTGTTTATTTATTCTTTCATATTTTTTTCCGTTTTTTACTTCTCTTTTTATAATCCCTAATCCTTTTGCTACATCTTCAAGGTTTAACCAAGCATTCCCTTTTTCATCTATATATCCTCTTACATTTTTTATTGTTATTATTTCATTTTTATTATTTAATTTATTCATTTTCTACCTCCATTAATCTTTTAAACGGGTCATAATTACTAAGTTGATATTCTTCGTCTATTGTATTTCCTATCTTTCCATATTCAAAGTACTTATGTTGTGTTAGTTCTATTACATCTATAATAGCTCTTTCAAGTTGTACAAATATTTTCTTTTCTCCAACATAATTTTCTTCAACTTCATTCATAAGATTAAATAATTTCTTCTTATGTTCTGTAATATCATCTTTTAAAATTCCTTGTTCTGTTGCTAATTCAATAAATGTTAATAATAAATTCTTGTTTTGTTTTTCCATAAAAAAATACTCCTTTCAAAATTTTAAATTGATAGAAGTACTCCCTTATGATATAATAGATTTCATAAGAGGGTAACTCCTTTTGGAAAATAGAGTAATAAACTTTCTCAGGGTTTAGAATTACTCTATTTTAATTTTCTAACAATTCTTCAACTCTTACATTTAAAGCTATTGCTATTTTACCGACTGTTTTTGGTCTTAAATTTGAAAAACCATTTTTTATCCTTGAAAATGTATGGGATTGAAGTCCTGCCTTTTGCATTAACTCATAACCTGAAATACACTCTCTTGCTAATAATAACTCTAATTTTTCTTTGTTTATTTTCATAGTTTCACCTCATTCCAATTCTATTTTGACTTGTTAAAAGTCTTAATTGTCCTAATTATAATTTTAAAAATGTCTTTTGTCAAGTCTTTTTTTTCTTTTCCTTTCTTTTTTTATCTTTTTATTGTATAATTATATAAAAAAAGAGGTGAGTATATGGAAAATATTGAATTAGGTTATGAACTTAGAAAAATTAGAAAATTAAAAAAGTTAACACAGCAAGAAGTTGCTAATTTAACTGCTGTTAGTCTAAAAACAATTCAAAGATATGAAAAAGGTCAAAATATTCCTAAAAGTTTTTTAGATACTTTTTATAACAATTTAAACTTAGAACCTTATCAAGGAAATAGTATAAATCTTTTATATAGTGGTATTGGTGAAAATCGCCACGAAGAAATAAAATATTATATAACAGAAATTATCAAGGAAATTGGATATGAATTTATAAAAATTGATGAACATAATATTATAACTCAAAATCCAGATAATATTATTATAAAAAATAATATTACAGGAGAATACTTTACAGGTGTCAATAGTCCTTATGATTTTGAATACTCCAGAGTTGTTTTTAATTTTCTAAGAACTCTTGTTGAGGATGATTTGAAAAATGCTACTCCAATTCCATCTTCAGAAATTGATTTTTACTTATCAGAGGAATATCAAGATTTTATGAAATGGTATAATGCTAAACTCTCTGTTTTAAAATTTCAAAATATAATTTCTCCTAAGGATTTAAACATTTTTGAAAAAAAATTAAAAAAGCTTAATACATGGAGAGATACTGAAATTAAAAAAATAAAAGAAAAATTTTACAAAGATAAAAAGAGAGGCTAAAAACCTCTCTTTATAAGTCTAAAATTTCTATTATTTTATCAATATTTACTGAATGTTCATTAATAATTTTTTCTTCATATTTTATTAAATAATTTTGTGCTTTTTCAACTATTAATTTTAAATCTTTTTTTATTTTAGCTTCAATAACTTTCTGAAAGAACTCATTTTTTGAAGTATGAAACTTTTCCTTATATTCTTTTTTTATTGGAAACATTTTTATAAAATGTAATCCATGATGATAAGTTTCTTTTGTTGTACTATTTGGAGGTAAAGAATAAAATTCCCACTCTTTAGCACTTGGAGGAATATTAGACCTAAAAGGAATAGCAAAGTCTATATTTTTATCCTTATATTTTAACTTTAAAATTATAAGATAAGGTCTTTTTAAATCATCATTATGTAATAATTCACTATCATCACAAATTTGAAAAAATTTTTTCTTAATAGAAACAATTTCTATTTTTACCATTTTCCCTCCATAAAAAGTAAAAGACTGGAATAAACCAGTCTTCATACGAGTGAATGATATTCTTACCGTCATTCCCGATTTAATTATCCTTAACTAATAAGGTTTTTCTTAACATTATAATATCACTTCTATACTTTTAAGTCAAGAAAAACTTTTACTCATTCTTTCAATCTCAAGATCCATTGTTGCTATCATAAATAATTTTTCTTCATATGATAAATTTAATAGATATTTAAAAGAAAAGCCTTTTAAAGTATAAAAAGAGAGGAATGCCATATCGGCATCCTCTAGTATTAGTTTTTTATATCTTCAATCTCTTCTTCTAAAACTTTACTAGCTTTATCATCTTCTGCACCTAATCCATAAAGATTTAAAATGAAGTTTGATAGCTTATTTACTTCCCCTAGATTTTCATCAAATACAGGGATTACAATCTCATATGGTTCTGCAACTTGATATGCTTCTTGCAATTCCTTTTTTTGTAAAATAGGACAGTGTTTATAGATTAATTTACAGTTAGCTTTGTAAGCTGCTTCTGTTGTTTTTTCTTCTGTACTATCCATAATTTTTATTACATCTCTTGCTCTGTGTTTTACAACTTCTATTGTTCCGCCTAATACTTCTGAATTAAATAGCACCACTTTCATTTTATCATTTTCTGATTGTTGTTTTTTTGCAATTAATATTTCTAATGTTATATTTTTAGCCATTTTCATATCCTCCTTATATCATATCTATATATCTAAAATGTGAAAAACTAAAAGGAACTTCTTCCTCTCTTAAAGCTTTATTTTCAAATTTCAATGCCATTAATTCACTAATTGTTACACCTGTTAATTCAACTCTTTCTGCTCCATAAGCTGTTGGGTCATCTAGTTTTGCAACTATTTTAAAATCAGGCATATCACCATTTCTTATACCGTCAGCTAGTAATTTCCCAATAGTAGAGTCTATTTTATGAAGTGTCATAGTTCCCTCACCAGTAAAGCCCATATATCTTCTTGACTTTCCTAGTTCTCCCATTATGTCCACATCTTCATACTCTAATGTAACCTTAGCTTCAAAAGATTTCACAGAACCTAATTCTTCACCATCTAGCCATACAGCACCAAATGAACCTCTTAAAATTTTATTTTTATCCATTTTATTAGCCATCTACCTGTCCTCCTTTTAGAACATATTAATTGTAAACTTAAAGTCCTCAACAGCATTTAATATTTTTATATTTGCTTTCATAAATACCTTTTTCTTAAATGCAGTCTTTTTAACTTTTTCATCATCCCATTCTTCCACTTCTTTTTTACCTACTCCAAGCCAAGCTAATCTTTGTGCTTCAACATCAACTTCTGAATAGTTATCATATTCTTTATCTAATATGTCCTCTCTTTCAAGTTCTTTGAAATAAGCATTAATAGCTGTGAAAAATAGCATTTGATTATCATATTTATTCTTATACTTACCTATCCACTTCTTAAATGTAGAATAAATATCATCTCTCATTAAGTCCATAGATTCAATTATGATAATATCTTTCATATCTTCAGTTTCATCTTGTGTAATTTCTTGAAGTGATGTACATGCTCTAGCAACTCTTATATCTCCTTCATCTTTATACAAACAGAAACCACCTTCATCAATAACATCATCTATATCATCAAATATTGATACCTCTTTTAAATTTCCACATAAGAATGATGTTGCTGAACGAGTCATTGGTAACCCTGCTAACATTCCTAGAATTGTTGGTACATATTGCCAACCTTCAACTTCTCCTCTATTATCTACAAATGCAACCTTGTCATTCATTAAGTTTACTATGCCTTTGTTATCTGGTTTAGTAGCCTTAAATACAACAGCTTTATAAGTTTTCCCTGCTTTTCTTACTGACTTTATCCAAGAAACAAGAGTTGCAGTATCTCCATCTTTCCCATCGTAAGCTAATCCTAACCAGTTAATTCTTTCTTGTGCAACTTTTTTTAATGTGTCAGATAATGTTCCATCTTTAACATTAAATACAACTACTTTATTTGGAGTGTATTCAAAGCTATCTTTAATCAATGGTAATACTTCAGCAGAATAATCTCCAGCTTCTATATCTGTAATATTCTTATATACTTTTCTATCCCATTGTTTAGTAGATTCTTTTACTATTAATCCAACTATACCTAATTGACTTCTTTTAACAGCTGTAACTGCTAATTGCTTAAAAATAATTTCTATTTTAGGTAATCCCATATATTAACCTCCTATTTCTTATCAAAACGATATTCTAATTCTTCTGCCATTTCTGCATCTATATCATTTTCTATCTCTTCCATACTCAAACTATCAAAACTTGCTATTAATACTCCATCTTCAGTTTCTTCAAACTCTATTTCATCAACAGGAATAGCAAAAGTTTCATTTACCCATAATGTACCTAAGAAAGCATTTTCAATTTCATCAGATATTTTTAATCTTTCTTCTCTTCCTTTACCAGGTAAAGTAGTAAAAAAATAAATTCTGATTGTAAAGTTTCTTTCCTTAAAAGTTGTCATAAAAGCACTTGTTTTAAGACCATCTAATTCAGTTCTAAAACTAGGTCTATTGAATTTTTCAGATAAATCTTTACTATCAATTTCTATTTTAGGAAATGTTTCTTTCAATTTTGTATTAACTGCTTTTAGTATCTGACTTAGTTTAATCATTAGAAACCTCCATTTTTAATAACTTCATCAATAAAGTTATCTGCAGCTTTTAAAAATTCATCTTGAAACTCTCTCTGTGAATCTTCTAAAATATGCTCTCCTTTTTTAAAACCATGTTCTTTACCAGTTTTATCTTTTATGATATGCCCATTCTCTATTAAATGAGCATGAGGCATTGAGTTATAAACTCTAACTGTATCTTCTTCACCTTTATATTTATAAACTTTACCTCTTTTAAAACCTTTTAAGTAGTTGCCTTTTTTAACTTTTACTTTAGATTTTGCTTTCTTTTTAGCTTTAGCTTTTAGTTTATTACCTTGTTTTTGTAAGAATTTTTTAGCTTCTTTTGGGTATTTTTTAGCAAGTCTTAATACTTCTTTTTCAAGGTCTTCTAAATCATTTGTTGAAAAAACTCCCATTTTACTCCTCTTTTCTTACACAAAAAACTTCTATGAACTGATTATCTTTAAAATCTCTGTTGAAATATATAACCTCATACTTCAACCCCTCGTAAATAAAAAACCAGTCCTTTTTTATTCCAGGAACTGATTTTATTCTAAATATGAATTTGAATTGATGTTGATTTTCTTCTGTTCCAGCTTCTCCATTTTTTACACTAGAATTTAAAGGAACTATTTCACAGTATGCTTTTTTAAATAACTCTGGCTTTTTCTCATTTTCTCCAAGTTCATTAGTTGTGTTTATCATATGATATACATCAATAAGATGTCTTAATCTCTTAGTTATATCATTCAAAGTTATCACCCACTTGTAATTGAGTTAATAGACTTCTAGCTGTATAACTAAGGTCTTTACTTTCCTTTTGTTCTCTGTTATCATACCAATCTTGCACAAGTACACAAGCTAGAATTTTAGACCTTTTAATGAACTTTTCTTTTGTTACTTTTTTATCAAAGTCATTTATTGCATCTCTAAGATAATCTATTGCTGCAATCATTAAAGATTGCAACAATGAATCATCCTCATTGTAATCAATTCTTAGATAATTTTTAGCTTCTTCCAAAGTTAAAATATCTGCCATATCAATCACCTATTATTTTGTTTCTAATTCAAGATAAACCATAGCATCACTATCTACTTTTTTAACATCAAATCTTTCTATTGCTCTAATATAAGTTGCATTTTTAGTAAATCCTGCTTCAGTAGATAGTGCTAATTCTAATCCTTCTCTATCAAAGAAAGTTATAAATTCAGTCATATCTCCAACGAATACAGGTGCTTTTTTTACATTCATTGGTAATAAAGCATCAGACAATACAACGATATTTCTACCTTTAAATATTTTTTGAGTTGTATTTTGTAAATTTGTATCTAGTAAAGGTCTACCTTGTTTATCTGTTAAGTTATCTAAAAAATTAAACCCTGTTTGGTTAGTTATAATTATTGCATTCGCAGAAATAGCAGGGTCTAAATCTACATTTAATGCAGTATTTATAACTGTATAATCTGCAGCTGCTTTTGGACTTAATGCTTTCAATATTGCTATTATCTTTTTGTTTTCAGTATTGATTGCCTTTTTAGTAAATCTTTTTCCAACATAATTAGTTAAATTAGCTTTTTCATCAGCTAATAAAGTATTTGATATTGGGATAATATCTCCATAGTCAGCAACATTATATGCAACTTGTGCAAAATCAACATCTGATTTATTGATTTCATTCAATTCTTCAAATGCTATTAATTCCCCTGTGCTTCCAGTTTCAATAGGCATACTTCCCTTTAATGATGTAACAGGTAACACATTACAATAATCTTTTAATGCTATTTTGCTTCTTCTTAACTCTTTAATTTGATTAAATTGTTCAGTTGGTACTAAATAACCACCTTTCCCATCTGTTGCTTCTACTTGTCCTGGTGTTCCAGCTGCATTTAAAAATTGTTTTTCTTCTTCTGTTATAGATTTTCCTAATAGAGCTCTATTATAAATTCTATTAACATTCATTTCTTCTTTTGTTCCTAATGGTACTTTATTACCTTTATTCATAACTGTTAAAGCCTCCTCTGTTTCTGCTTCTTTTATTTTATTTTCTAATTCTTTTAATCCATTTAATTTAGCATGTGCCTCTTCAATCTTTCCACTATCTTTTAATGATGTAATCTCATTTCTAAGTGTTTCTAATTCCTTTTTTAATTCTACTGATTTTTTCATAATTAAATACCTCCTGTTAATAACTCTATTTCAATTTCTTTTTTCATATTTTCCAATTTAATTCTTTCTTTTTCCTCTAATTCTGCTTTTTTATCATTTATTTTATTTAAAATATTTCTAGGAATATTTTTAAACTTTTGATTTGTAGATACATAATTTACAAAATTAGCCTTTTCATCAACCTTTACATCAAAATATTTAGCTGCTTCCTGACCATTAAACCAACTTTCTTCTTTCATTAGATTTAATATTTGTTCTTTGGTAACTCCTTCAACTGCCTTTTCTTCATAAGTATTGGCAATTCCATCTTCTAATTTTTCTAATACTTCTATTTGTTTTAAAAAATCATCAGCATTACCAAATATTCCACAACTTACTCTGTGTATCATTAAATAAGCATTACTTGGAATAATAATCTCATCACAACCAAAAGCAATTATTGATGCTGCACTTGCAGCTAAACCATCAACATAAGCTACTGTTTTTCCTTTGTGATTTTTTAACATATTACAAATAGCAACACCAGCAAACATATCTCCGCCATAGCTATTTATATGAACATGAACCTCTTTGTTTTCTCCTTCTTTCAAGGCATCTTTTATATCTAATGGATATATATTTGTGTCATCTATGCCAAATACTTCTAAAAAGCCATCATTTTCTACATCACTTTCTATATCTCCATTGATATAAATTTCAGTAATTTCTGCTTGATTTTTTATTTCTAACCACTTATTTTTACTCACTTTTAGCACCTCCTTTTTCATAAGCTATTCCTAATTTTTCTAATGGCACATAACTTCCATTCATTACAATTACATCACCTCCATCTATTGCAGTAAGTCCTGCCATTTTTCTAGCCTCATTTATTGTGTATATTCCACTTTGAACATACTTGGTTAAACATTCAGCTTGTGTTTTTAGATCCCCTTTTAAAATACTTGCTACATTAAATTCAAAATGTAGCCCTTTTAATCTTTCACTTTCTGTAAGAAGTTTTAAATTAAACTCCTCTTCATAGAGTGTCAGAATATGTAAAAGAGTATCAATATAAAAAGTCAAGTTTTGCATTTCTGAGTTTGCATAGCTTGACTTATCATAATCATTCAAATGATTTGGCTTTACTCCAAAAGCAGCTGCTATTTGTAAAGCTGTATATTTTTTTAATTCAAAAAACTGGCTATCAGTTAGTTTTAAATCTAATGGAACTATATCCATTCCAGGTGGCAATGGTAGTATTCCTGTTGGATTGCTTTCACTGCTAATAAATTCTTCTATCTTTTCTAACATTTTCTTTTGTAATTCTTTGTTTAAATCACCAGTATACCTCAAAATTGCCTTTGAAGTTAAACCTCTATCATATAAATTATTTAAGTATTTTTGGCTTGCTTTTACTCCATTTAATGTTGTAGCCAATGTTTCTCTTACTGACATACCTACAATACCATCTTTACTTAAACCACCTTTTAAATGTAGTATCTCATCTTTTTGAAATAGATATATTTTCCCATCTTTGTTATATTCATAATATAAATCTTCTTTACCACTGAATATTTTTGCATTGTCTATCCATATTCTAACTTTTTGAGGGTGTAAAGGATAAATACCTACTAAATGCCCTCTATTATCATAACTTAGATAAGCATAAGCATTCCCGTGATGGTTTCTCCACATCTCCATTAATGTCATCATAGGTGTTGAAGTCATAAATGGATTTGGTGAAAATTTCAATTTTTGTAATGCCTCATGATTTAATATTTTGTTATTATCATTATCTTTCAAGTGTAAAGATAACTTCCCAACACTTTCAGATAATACTTTTAAGCAAGTAAAATATGTTACTTCTGATAAATCTGAACTTACATTTATTCCAAAAAATTCACCAAAATTCATAGAATTAATTGCTGTTTTCTGCTTTTTTTCCTCTCCTTTATTAAAAAATTTTCTAAATATATTCACTCTCTCACCTCCTTTTATTGATTAAATCAAGCCATTCTTCAACAGCTTCATCATTATTTACTGTTTCTTTTTTATTTATTAGCATAATCTTCCAGGCATCTATTATTGCATCAACAGGATCTATTCTATTTTTTTGAGATTGTTTATCAATTTTTATCTCTCCAAAACTATTTGAAACAGTTGTAGCATTAGCAATGGACCATTTTAACAAACTATTTCTCTTATCATATAAAACTTGAGTTGCCTTAACTGATAAAGCAAAATCCACTGTTGCATCATTTAAACTTTTTGCAGATTGTTTAACTTCTGTTAAATCACAATCTAAAAAATCTAAATCACTTAAAAAACTTCCAGCATTGTGAGCATCATACCCACACTCTAAAATTTTAATATCATATCTTTCAATAATCTCTTTTAAGTGAGTAACAATAAACTTATAATCAGTCTTTATTCCAAATGCTCCAGTAGTCAATGTTAAAAGTCCCTCTCTTACCCATATCCTATATGGAACATCATCAGTTTTTTCATGTTCTGCAAGTCTTAACTCAGGCATAAATGAATGACTATAAATATATATTTGATTGTTTTCTAATGGAAATACTAAGGCTATACTTGTTAAATCTCCACCCTTAGATAAGTCAAAACCTAAATAAGCCTCTTTCCCTTTCATATCTTCAAGTGTCAAATCACTTTCACATTCTTTGAATTTACTTAAATCAATATATTGTGCATCTTTTGCAGTTACCCACATATTTAATTGCTTTGTTAAGAAGTTAGTTAATTCATCTCCACCTTTCTCTTTTGCATCTATTGCTTTTTGGCTATATAAAGCTATTTTCTTTTTGTTTGGTGTTATACCGTCTTCTTCAAATAAAAAATAAGGATTAGATTTAAGCCAGTTCTTCCAGTCCCATATATCATCATCCTTATCCATTTCACATATAAAAATAAAGAGAGTTTCTTTTTCAACAACTCCCTCTAATATCTTTTCACAAAATTTATAGTGTTCATAACAGAAACCATTTAAATTAAATCCTGCTGTTGTAATAGCCAATGTTAAAGCATTCTCAACATCAGCTTGACCATCTAGCAACAGTTTATACATCTGATTATTTGGGTGTGCATGTAACTCATCACATATGGCCAGAATATTTCCAAAACCATCCATTGATTTTGTATCTCTACCTATTGACCTTATAACAGTTCCAGTTGCTAAACTTTTTATAGTTCTATCATGTTCTTTTATTTTATAAAGTTCACTTAAATCATTGTCAGATTCTATAAAGTTTCTTATTTCATCCCATACAATATTGGCTTGGTCTTGCTTTGTTGCAGCACAGAATATCCTATCTTTATTTCCTAACAATGTACTAAACATTGTGGATTCTGCTCCTGATAAGAAACTTTTTCCATTTCTTCTGCCTACTTGCAAATAAGCCTCTCTAAATCTTCTTTCTTTTGTTCTCTTTTTCTTCCATCCATGTAATGAACCTATTATAAACTCTTGAAAACCTCTTGTTTTTAAATTAGTTCCATCTTTTAATGTTAAAGTATTTGCAAAATTTATAGCAAATTCTGCCTCTTCAACATCAAATTTATACTCTAATTTCTTATTTTTTAAATCATCTAAATGTCTTTTACATGCTAAATACTCCTTTCTGCCTGCTATTTTTTTACCACTTACAACTAATTTTGCATAGGCTGTTGTCCTATCTTTTATCATATTAGCCTTGCTTTCTTGTTTTTAACAAAGTTATAAATTTATTTTCAGCAGGTTCTTCTCTAATTGGTACAACTAATTTTAATCTATCTGTAGTTGCAAGTCCTAATTTTGTTGAGCATTGCATTATTTGTTTTACATATTTTTCCTGGACATTTATTAGAGGATTTATAATTTCAATTTCTCCATTGGCAGTTTCTTTATAACAAACAGGACCTTCTTTTTGTAACTTCTTACTAACATTTACATAACTATCGTAAGAGTTACAGTAGATGGCTAATATTCCTAAATCTAAATTATCTAAAATATTTACTTTTCCTGCTTCAAAAACAATTCTTTCAAATTCTTCTTTTGCACCTTTAGATAACCAACCAGGAGCAATTAAATTATCTCTATCTATTTTCAATTTTTTCTCTTGTTCTTGTCTAGCTTTTATTTTTTCTTTTCCTATTTTTCCTGAACTTATATCAATAATTTTTCTACTTCTTCCTGCCATATTTTTTCACCTCCAAAACTGAAAATTTCATTTCTGGCATTTTCTCCAGAAAAAAGAGGGGAAGCGGTATCAAAGCCAAAGACCAAAAACTTTTTTTGACTCCCCCCTACTTGTAATAATTTTTAATTATATTAAATAAAACTTCTTTCATTTTATTTTTACTTTCTAAATTTTTATTATATTCTGAATGGATATAGCTATGTGTTTTATCACTTATCCATATTAGGTTATTAATATCTAAGGCTTTACTTCTATCCTCTTCTAACTCATCTATATGATGTGAGAGAGTACCTTTAACTATGTTGTTATTTATAACTAACTCATATAGATCTAATCCATTAGCTTTTAACTTACATAATGCTGTCATACTCTTCCAGGCTTTGCTGTGATAAAACTCTGCATTGTCTTTATTTCTGAACTCTCTATCATATACCTTATGCCTTTCCTTTGTGCAGCTGCATACTTCATTTATTCTTATTTTCTTTCCACACTTACCGCATATCTTCATTAACATAATTAACCTCTAAATGAAAAAAGAGAACCTTTGGAGTTCTCTCTTATTTAATAAAAAACAGTACCTTTTTGTGAGCGTTCATACTTTTGTTCAAAACTTATATTATCTTCTGTATCAATTAATAAATCTATAAAGTATCCTCTTCCTGGTTGTATAAAGCCACTTATCTTTTCATTTTTATGCAATTCTAAAAATTTTTTACTATTAATTTCCCTTTCTTCTTCAATGACTTCTTCAATGGTTTTTTTAAATTTATCTTTTATTTTCATTTTTATATTCATAATATACTCATAAACTTCTTTTACATATTTTTCAGCTTCATCTTTGGTTGGTATTTTACCTTTATGAACAACATTATTTCTAAAAGAAGTTCCTTTAAATTCTTGGGGAGCTTCTTTTATATGCTCTAAATACAAAAAATAAAATGCTCCTATTTGTCTTTCGGATAAATTTTCCACTTTTTTCCATGTAATTTTAAAGCTATTATAATCTACTTCAGATTTTTTTAAAAAAACTTTAATTATTAATTCATGAAATCTTTCTAGTGATGATGTAGCTGAAGCTACTGCTTCTCTATAATATCCATCTTTTAATGCTGAAATAGCTATATGAAACAATGTTTGAAATTTTATTCCTATTGAAAAATTTGTTTTATGACCTAAAGGACATTCATATGAATAAATACATAAATCATTGTATTCTGCTTCAAAAAATAACGCTTCTCTTTTTTCTCCTATTTTATTACAAGTACTGCAATAAACTGGTACTTTCATTTTATTCTCTATCCCCCTTTATTCCTTTATGATTTATTTATATTTTTTATAAAAAACTATAAAACATATTTTTATTATACATCCTTTTTTCACAAAATAAAAAAGACTTTTTTATGAGAAGTCAATAACTCATCTCTTCTTGGGGGAGAGAAACAAAAAGTCTAAACATTCATTTAAACTTTTCATATATTAACATTATATAACATATAAAAGTTCATTACAAGGGCAAAAAAGGTGCAAATTAGGTGCATTTTTAAAAAATATTTTTTATTAAATCTTTTAAAATTTCACTATCAAATATTGATAAACTCATAGTTTCAACTAACTTATTTCTATTTCTTTTAATTGTTGAAGTATCTACACTAAATTTTTCTGCAATATCTTCTATTCTTAATTTTTCAAAATAAATTAGTGATATTATTTCTTTGTACTTTTCATCTTCTATTGAGGATAATCCATAATCTATTAAATTAATTCCATATTCAAAAAATTCTATTTCTTTTAATCTCTCCTCTTTTATTATTTCCCTTTTTTCCATTTCACTTAAATTCTTATTATTAACTGCTTTTATTTCCCCAATAGAATATTTTTTCTTAATTTCGATATTATCTAAATTATTTTTCAAATATTCTACTCTATTTTTATAATATTTATAATTTTTTAATAGTTTGATAGTTTTCTCATATGGTGTTAATATATTTTTATCTTGAGCATCATTTCCTTTTAATATTCCTAATTGCTTTTTAACTTCTGTTTGTATTTCTTTTTTTATATCTTCTGTTATCATTTATCTACCACCTTAGTCCAATCTTATTTTTTTCCTATTTGTTCTCACTTATATTTTAAAAAAAATAAAAATCACACTTACTAAAAATGACTAAATTTATTTATCTAGTTATTTTTAATAAATGCGATTAGAACTTTCCCAACATTTATGCATATTTTATTTTCTATATTATACTATTTTTTCTACTATATTTCAATAGGAATAGGTTTTAAAATACCATTTTCTTCTACCATTTGATATACTTTTATTTTCTTAGATTTACATATTTCTATAATTTCTTTTTTATTTTTTTCTTCCATATCTTTTCCTAAATATACGGCTTTTGGTGGAATAACTTTTCTTAACATTCCTAAATCATTTCCAACTTTTTCAAAATTTAGTTTATTAGGTAAATCATGTGTAAATAACTTAAACCATCTCCATTCATTTTCAAACGAAAATTGTTCTAACTTTGTTAATGTTGCAAAAAATATGACAGGCACAATGATTTTTTGGAAAATTCCTATCTCCAAAATATTTTTCATGTATTCTAGTGGAAAATATTTTGAAGCTTGGAATAATTGCTCTCCATAAATAACAGGACAAATATTTTCTGTATAGTTATCATTTTTAAAAAAATTATGTTCTATATATTCTCCTTGTAATTCTTTTAAGTCATATTCTTGGCAAAAACCTTTATGAAAATCAGCATATCCCTCCCACATTTCTTTATTTAAATTTGTATCAGTAAAACAAGTTACCAAACAATCCCTTTGAACTATTTTCTCTAGTTTAACTCCTAATTTTATTTCAAATATTTTATTAAAAAAATCTTTTGATACTTTATCTATTTCAAGTAAACTATCAAAACTATCAGAAAAATTTATAGCAAATTTAAAAAATAAATTAGATTTTTTTAAATTTTCTATTGAATAAATATCTGCTGGAGAATACTTGTATAAAGAATTATTACTATGAAACTTTATGTTTAATGATGATTTTGAAAGATTTACAAATTCCTGTATAAATCTTTCACTTATTTTTTTATAATTGCATATAGTATCTTCCCAAAATTCCATTTTTTTTACTTCATTAAATTTTTCTTTAAATTCATCTTTAGTCAAAGAACTCAATCCTCCAAAATATAATATCTATAATTGTAAAGGATTTAATTTATAAAGTAAACTTATTTTTTTAAAATATCTATTTTTTTCTCTTGGTCAATTCTTAATATTTTTCCATTTTTAACTTTTATCTTATAATATCCATCCCCTTGTTTTTTTATAATTTCTGGCACATCTTTTATTTCTATCATTGCAACAGCTCCTCAACCTCTATTATAAAATAATCTCTCTTACACCCCATATTTTTTATTGAACTTAGCTCATAGATTAATTTATCATCTTCGTATAGAAAGCCATTAAAGCAATCTAATATAGATTTAAAATAATTATCTAAATCTTTTGGTCTATTTCCCTTAAAATATAACTCTATTTTTACTCTAACTTTATTAGAAAATGTTTTATATTTTTTAGTTTTTATAAACCATTGTACTGCTTCTCTGAACTCTGTCCCTTTTTTACTGAGCCTCAAGCCTTTTCCAAATTTATTTATTTCCCAATGTTCATTAACAGAATCTGGTTTATATGGAATTTCAAATCTTTGCTTCATTAATTCACCCTTTTAAAATAATATTATTCCCATTCAACTATTGCTATCACAACTACTGCTGTCAAATAAAATCTATTCAAAACTAAATCTACTTTAGCTATTGTTAATTCTTTATCTTTGATAATGGTTTAACTTACCTCAGTTATGGAATATTCTAAAATCTCTAAAGTCTTTCCAGCTTCTTTATAATTCAACTCTTTCATCTTTATCAATTCCCCATTCTTCATTTGTTAAAGCATTATCAACTATTTCTATTTCTAAAGTATTATCCATTAAATAGTATAATAAATTAAAGTTCCCTTTATCAGGAACAGAAACAAATGGAGAAAAATTTTCTTCATCCATATGAGCAACTCCATATTCTATTTTTTTTAATTCTCCTGTTCCCCATTCTTTCCATTGGCACTTCAAAATATCTCCTTCATAAACTTCTTTATTGTTTTTATCAACACAGAATAAGAATTGTAGTAGATGATAATCTTCTCTTTGCTTAATCTCAATAGCATCATTTTGAAAATCTATTAATCCTGAATACAGTTCTAAAACTTTATTTTTATTAAAAGTTTCTGAATTTACTATAAATCTTTTATTTTTGTTATCCCATATTCTGAATTTAATTTTAGACTTATTCTCACTTATCCATACCTCTTTCATTATTCCAACTCCTTTAATTTTTGCTTATTATCAAGTGCTGGTGTCATACTCTTAAAACCAATCTTGTTTATATTTTTAGTTCCATTTTGCATATCATAGAAACCAATATAATAAATGCTTACTTGATATTTATTTCTAGCATATGCCTTGTAGATTTTTCCAAATTCAAAAGTTAAAAACTTCTCAAGTTCATCACTATTCATTGCACATAGTTTTTGCCAACCATCAAGAGCATCAATCACTGCATGTATAGATTTATCTTCAAATTCTACTGATCCATAGCTTCCATATCTGACAATAGTATTTTTTAGCATTTGTTTAGCTAAAACTATTCTGTCATCTAATTCATTTTCTGTAGTTCCAGAAGCATATTGAAGTATTTCTGCTATCTGTGGGAAATTCTTATATACTCTGTTTTTTACCATTGATATAAAAGCTCCATTTAATTGTTCAGCTGTTAAACTAGATAAAGCCAAATAATATATATTTAATTTTTCTTTAGTCATTTCACTTGTAGGGAAATAGTCTAAAAATGGTTGAAATACTGTATTAAATTCTTGATTAGTCATTATAATCCATACCTCGCTTTCATTTGTTCCATAAAATTATCATCAACTTTTAAATGGCTTGTGTCCTTACTTTCAGCAATTTTATTTTCATTGTTATTATTAAAAACTTTAGATTTTTTGTGTTTCTCTACCCATTCAGGCTCTAGTCCAGTCCATTCTTTTTCCATGGCAATATTAATAGCTTCATCTAAAGCAACCCAATTAGGGAAATCTTTAAGTATTTTTTTGATAGGCAGTACAGTCTTTATTGGCTTTTTAATATCCTTACGATACTTAATATACTTGAATAGAAGCTTTTTATATTCATTATCCTCAGTAAGATTATTTATAAACTCTTGAATCTCATTTAGCTTTTTTTCTTTTTTATTTTTTTCTTTATTAGTTTTTTTATTATGTATTTTTAAATTAGTTTCCTTAGAGTTCACCTCGTGAACTGGTAGTGGTTCATCTGGTGAACTGGTGTTGTTCATCTCGTGAACTGGTTCATTTAATGAACTGGTATTGCTATTGAACTGGTTATCTTCTTTTTTTTCTACATTTTTTAAATAATATGTATTACTTTTTCCTGAACATCTAACAACAAAAATCAATTCCTTTTTTTCTAAGTTTTTTAAATATTTAACAATTGTAGCTTTGCTATTAATTCCAGTAGCTTTCATTAAAGTTTCAATAGCTGGGAAGCATTTACCATTATTGTCACAATATCTAGCTAATGTCATATATAACAATTTCTCATAAGGATTTAAATCATCTCTATCAATTAAAGAATTTTCAACCCAAAACCAACCTTTGTTTCTTATGTCTCTCATTTATTCCTCCTATATATTTGGAGAGTGTCTTACTCCTCTCTTTTTATTATTTCAATTAGTGATTACTACAGTTTTGAGTAAGACACAATACCATAGCAACCACTGATTCAAATAATAAATGATTGTATTTTTCTATATTAAGGATTATAATCTTTTCTGGTGGAGTTGAGAAAATAATATTAAGGAGATAAACTATGATTTTAAGAGAAGAAAATTTAGATTCATCATCACTTAAACATATTCAACTAGATACTGAAACTAATATCTTAACAGTAACATTTCAAGATAAAACTTTAAAAAACGGAAAAGTTAATATTGGTGCAACTTATATCTATAAAAATGTTACTGAAGATATTTATAATACAATTATTAATGCTAAAACTAATCCTATATTTGAGAACTCACATGGAAAATGTTTTGATAGGCTTATAAGAAAATTCCCTAATGAATTCCCATATACAAAAATTGATTAATTAATCAATAACAATAAATATAGTTGCTGGTCCTTCAACTGTTATTTCTTTTTTTTCATAAGGATCTAAAACTATCGTTTCAACTCCACCTCTCATTATTAATTCATCATGTAATTCTTTTGTTGAAAAATCTTTTATATTATTTGTTTTTATTTTTTTTATTTCATCTTTCATCTTTTATTATTACTCCTTTCAAAAAATATAAATTTATGTTATTATGTAATTAACCTATCTTAAAAAAGGGGGTGGTTCTACTATTGGAAGCACTTTTGACTCCTTTTGTTCTGTTCACTTCATTTATACAGAACAATACAGCATAGGTAATTATAGAAAGAGAAATTTTCTCTTTCTATTTTTTATATTTCCTCATTTTTCAGTAGATATTTCCAAAAGTGATATATCTTTAAATTCAATGATTACACTTTCATTTATTCCGTTTGATGTGTAATCATTTTTTATTTCTACTTTTGAAATATTCTTATATTCTCTACCATCAATTTCTACTTTTGAAACTTCATTTTCTTTTTTTAATATTTTTATTTTCAATTTCCCTCCTAAATATAAGAACAAGCCTTAGAGTTTAATTATAAGTAATTTTTACTTATGAGATTAAGTAAAAAAAAATTGATATATCAACATTTAATGCATTTGCAATTTTAGCTAAAGTCTTTATATTTGATGCTCCTCCATTTTCTAAACATTTAAAAAAATAACTCATATTTTCAGGAGTTCTATTTAATTTTTTAGCTAATTCATATTGCTTCATTTCTTTTTCTTTCATTATTTTTTTTATGTTGAATGAAATTCTTATTCCAATCTTTTTTATATCTTCCATTTTAACACCTCACTTGCTCATATAATATAACTATTTTTTACTTATGTCAATAGAATTTTAATTTTTAGTTTTATTTTTTAAATTTTTAAAATTTATAAAAAAGTTTTTTATATAAAAAAGCCACTCTAATTAGTGGCTCTATTTATTATAAGTTATTTATTTCATTAATTTCTTGTTGAAATTCATCTATTTTTTCACTTTCATTTTGAAATTGTTTTTTCATATTTTCTTCTATTGCTAATGTTTCTCTATATTGTTCAGCTTTTGCTGTTTTAATAAATTCTACATCAGCTCCATATTTTCTTGCGATTTTTTCAATTTCTGATAATTTAACTCTAAAAAATTCCCTTCTATCATTAATTTTATTTACTCTATAATCATAAAATTCTTTATGTAAATTATTTTCTAACTCAGGAGCATTTTTAGAATAAATCATTGCATGAACGTCAAAGAAAAATGGTACAGAAGCATCTCCTAACTCTCTAACTCTATCCATAGGTTCTAATCTTCTAGTCATTCCTATTTTATAAACATCATTACCAAAAGATCCAATATTTGAAATAACATAAACATATCCTGATTTAGTTTGTTGAGCCATAGACTTTGCTCTCTCTTTATTCGCTTCAGCCTCTTCTAATTGTTTTTTTAGAAGTTCAATTTTTCCGTTTAGCTCATCTAACTCTAATCCATGAGCTTGTTTTAATTTTGCCTCAGCTTTTTCTAATGCTTTTCTTGCCCTTTCTTCTTCTTTTTGTGCTTCTATTTGAGCTTTTTCCAATTCCTTTTGAGCCTTTTCTTCTTCTCTCATTTGTTCTCTAATCATTCTTTGTTCTTCTTTTTCTTCTTCGACTTTTTTAGCCATTTCATAATTAAGATAAAGTTCTTCTAATTTTAAATCTAAATATTCACTTGAAATAGTACAACAGTTTACTTCATTTAATTTATTTATAACTTCAAAAGCTTTATTAATTCTTTTTTCCATAGTTACAACATTATTAAATTTAACTTTAGCTATAGCAGCATCAGCTTCTCCATTAAAGGCTCTTAACATTAATTTCAAAGCATTGTTTGTCATTTTTTCGCCTTTTTTTCTACTATTTCCAACTGTCCATTCCGTAGAGCAAGTTGCAGCTATTTTTCTATCAATCATACTTCTCATTTCAAAATTAACTCTATCAATTTCAGTTCTATATTGTTCTGAACTATCATAAAAATATTTAGGTTCATAAAAACTAAATTCCTGAAGCTCTTGTTTTTCTTCTAGCAAACCTATTTCTTCATTTAGTTCTTTAACTTTATCCAATATTTTTAAAGCTCTCTCTTTTTCTAAATTATTCTTTTTCTCTAATTCTTTTATTTCATTTTCTTTTTTAGTTTTTTCTAATTCTTTCTTTTGAATCTCTTGAATAATTTTATTTTCAGTTTTTTTTAATTCTTCTTGTTTTCTTTTAATTTCTTCATTTATATCAACTATAGGTTTATATTCTCTTTCAACTTCAGAATATAAATCATTATATTTCTTATTAGACTTCATTAAAAAATACAATAGTACAAGTAAGACAATTGACAAAATAATAATAATAAAAATCATAATTCCCCCCAAAAAATAATTTATATATTTATTTTACTATATAATCAATTATTTATCAAGAATACTAAAAATATTGATTTTAATAAAAAAATATATAAAAAACCACTAATTAAAGTGGTTTTAGTGTTATAAAAATTTAAAATATAGCTGTAATTTCTCTAACTTATAATAATCCTCTAAGATAATTACACTGCTTCTTATTCAGAGGTTCAGCTAAAAAGAAAAACTTTAAAGATTCAGGTGCCTTTTCAATTAATTCTTTTTGTTCATTTTTTACTTTTCTAGTTTTCATTTCTTTAACAGCCATATCATGAGCAGTTATATTATCTAATGTTAAGAATATTTTTTTTCCTTCTGTTCTAATAAATACTGAAGGAGTATCTGAAAAATCATTTCCTAATTTTTTTATTATATTTATTATTTCATTTTGTCTTAATAGGCGAAACAGCTCTTCTTTATTTATATTTTCTTTGTTACTCTTAGCTCTTTTATATTCTTTCAAAGCATTTCTTTTAGTAACTTCTATCAAACCTACTTTATCTGGGATAATATTTTCTAATTTTTTAATATTTTCTAAAGTTGTAACTATGTATACTTTATCAAAACATTTTAAATAAGAATTCAATTGACTTTCTAACCTATTAAGTGAATCAAGTTCTGTTTTTATTTCATATACTGTTGATGTTCCATTAAAAATTACTATATCTGCCTTTGAATTTTCAACATACATTTCAGGAATTAATACTGATGTATCTAATGAATGCCTTTTTATAAGAATTTTTCTAGCTATTAAATTTTTATAAATATACTCACATCTATAATTTTTTTCAAAGTCAGAATATAAATTATCTAAAATAGTTAGAATTTTTTTTTCATCAGAAAAATAATTATTTTCATTGAAAAGATTTTCTATGTATTCCTCATAATTATCTTTAATGATTTTTTTTAAAAAATTTCTATTAAATAAAACAGAAAGAGCTTTATAATTCAATTTTTCCACAATTTAACACCACTCTCTTTTTATTTTAATTATAACTAATTTATTGTTATATTGTCAAATTAAATTGTTTAATAACTCGATATGATGTTTCATTGAAGCTTTTTTGACAGGACCCAAATTAGGAAAATGATTTGTATTAGCCCAATTTAAAAATTCTTTTATTCCTTCAGTATGAGTAATATTATTTTGTATAACAAAATTAACTAATTTTCCTACTGCTTGTGTAAATTTAACTGATACATCTCCTCTTCCAACTATGTTATCAGAAACAAAATGCTTAATATATATTGCATTATTTTGCTCAGTGCTTAAATGAATTGCTACTGCAATAGGTGTCCCACCAGTTTCACTATATGTGTCCCCAATTGTTAAATAATCAGAAATTCCTATATACCCTAATTGTTTATATGTCAAATAATAATTATTAAAATAACTTTCAGCAGGATAATCAGCATTTCTATCTAGTTTCTCAAAGCTATCTTCTAACATAACCTTATTATTTAGAATGTTATATATATTTCCTATTGATGTTGAAACTAAATTATATATTCCATCATTAAATACCAAAAGATTATTAGCAAGAATATGATTATATTTTTTATGAATATAAATTTTATTAAAATTTTTATAAATGCTTTTATAATTTAAAACTTCATTTTCATTATTACTTTCAATTAAAATACAAACAAAAAAATTATTTTTATAAGATTCATTAGTTAATATGTAATGTTGAATTAAATCATAATCTACTTTTACAACTTTTGGATTAACAACTATTCCAAAAATTATATTATTTGTAATAAATTCATCAAAATAGTTAAAATTATTTTTTACAGGCTCAAAAATTGGAATTACATTAACTGAATTATTTTTATATAATAATCCTTTTTGAGCTAATTCTCTCACTGCTAAAAATTCAAATTTTTTCCCTCTTAAATATGGAAAATACATAATACCACTCCCTTTTATAAAATTAATAATGTTATTTCATTTCTCTCAGTCTTTTTATTTCTTCAAACATCCAAAAATTAGTTTCAGTTTCTTTAAACTCAAACTCTACATCATCTTCAGGAAACAAAAGCCAACTTGCAAATAAATTAGCTTCATCTTCAATTTTGCTTCTCCTTAGTATTTTTGTATTATCAATCAAAAATTGTATTCTATTAGAAGAATGTAAAATAGCATGTCCCAGTTCATGAGCACAAACTAACTTTTGGTCAAATTCACTTAGTTCACTATTAATGAATATATATTTTCTTCTTAATATTTTCTTAAAAAATCCTCTTACTTCTCCTAGATCCTGATATATTATTTCAATATTTAATGCTCTAGCTAATTTAAAAGGATTCCTAGTTCTATGTCTCGCAATTAAATTTAATACCCTCAGTTTTACATTCAATTTAAACACCAGCCTTATCATTTCTTTTTCTTGTTCTTTTGTTTTGCATCAAAAAATGCAGACTGTATTGCCATAAGTACCTTTTCTTTATCTTCGTAAGGAATAGATTCATCGTTGAACATTAGTGCAGAGTGCTCAATAACTTCTTCAAATTGATTTTTACTTCTATTATCTAATTCCTTATATTTGGGTAAAAGTCCTTTTTCTAGAGATAATAATCTCTTTTGAAATTTTTCTGGTAATCTTCTAAATTCTTCATATTCTTTTATTTCTTTTTCTTCTTCTGCGGTTATATTTAAAATCTCTTTAACTTTTTCCAAAAAAGCCTTGCTAGGTTTTGTTGTATTTGTTTCAGACATAGTAACATAAGCCTGAGTAACTCCTATCATTTCTCCTAATTTTTCAGCTGTTATTCCAAGTTCTTCTCTTTTCCTTTTTATTATTTCTCCAGTTGTTTTCATATAAAAGACCTCTCTCTTAAAAAAATTAGTTATAATTAGTTATATAAGTATTTTACAACAATTTTCATAAAAAATTAACTACTTTTTTAAAAAATTAAAAAAAATACTTGACATAAGCAAAAAATAGTTATATTATATAAGCATAAAGAAGTTATATTTTTTTAAATTTTTATATAAGTAAAAATTAGTTATATAAGTAAAAAGGAGAAAATATGAAATTATCAGAAGCATTAAAAAAACTAGATCGTGAAGCATTTAACATAAACTACAACATAAATAAACAACACTGGGAACTTGTAATATTCAATCAAGATTTTGACATCTTAGAAGAATATGAAAGCAAATACTTAAAAGATTTACTTGAAAGCTATTTAAAAGAAACAGTTGAATTTAATAATTCTAATGAACCTTATGTTATAGAAGATAGAGCAAGAAAAATTAAAATTAATTTTGGAAATACAGAAGATGAAGAAAATATATTTGAAATCATATTAGATCCTTGTTTCAGTAATTTAAATACTGAATTAAAAGATTTAAAAGACTTAATAAAAAGATTAGAAAACATAAATCAAGAATTTAGAGATTTAGAAATGTCAGCATCTGAAAGATTATACCCAGCGAGAGCATATTTATAAGGGAGTGTAAAAGCTCCCTCTAAGGAGGAGAAAATGAAAGATTTATATTTTTTATCAGAAGAAACAAAAACAATATTTGGATTATGTGAACTAAATGGAAAAGCACAACTTGATTTTTTTAGAATAGATTATAGTTATTATTCTAATAAAAACAAAGCTAAAAATTGGTATGAAGAAACTAAGGTTAAGGTTGAAAATAGCGAACATCCTATGAAAGATTTAGCTATTGAAAATCTAAATAAATTATATAAAGGTATGAAATAGGAGGAGAAAATGAAAATAGGAATGAAAAAAACGATGAAAAAAAAGGTATTAAAAATAATGGAATTAGGATTAGAAACAAATAGAAAAATAAAAAAAAGCTTTTTTATGAATTATTTCGGACATACTAACAGTATTAGTATAGAAATTTATCGTACTGGTTGGTCTGAAAACAAAAAAGCAGATTATAATGAAAACATTTTTCTTGATTTAGAAAATGCAAGCAAAAAAATAATTGAAACTATAAAAGTATTAGAAGAATTAAAAGGAGAATAAAAATGAAAAAATATAAAGTTTTTGTAGGCGCTTGTGACACCTACCACCCAGAAGATTACAGTTTTATAGGAACTTGGGAAGAATGTTTGGAATATATTAAAAAATGGGGATATGAAAAGATGTCTTACATCTATTCAGTAGAGGAGGTAGAAAAATGGTACAAAAAATAGGTTTATGCAAAGGAAGACACGAAATAAGAGAAGTACAAGATTATATATTTCCACAAGAGGTAAACCCTCTTGATGTGAAAGGGTTAGAAGAAACAGCCCTTAAAACTGTTTCTAAAATTGAAGCCAATGAGCTTCATATATATGTTACTGGATTAACAGTAGCATTAATTGCAAGTTTAAATGCTTGCAAAAAATTAAATAAGAAAGTGGTTTTATACCACTTTGATAGAACTTCTGGGGAATATTACCCACAAGAAGTTCTTTAAGGAGGAATAAAATGCACTGTAAACAATTAAAAAAATACTGGTATAAAATACCTTTCCCAGCTGGAATAACACTGGTGGAAGCAGTAGAAATAATAGAAAAATATATAGAAATGGAGGGAGAAAATGGAATTTAAAAAGGCAAGTTTTAAAGAAATAGTAAAACATAAGATTAAATGGATAGTTAAAATTTTGAATTATCCATTTAAGAAGTTAGAAGAATTGATGTAGGAGGGAAAGATGAATATATATGAAAAATTATTAAAAGCACAAGTTGAGTTAAAAGCCCCTAAAGGTCAATATAACAGTTTTGGAAAATATAAATATAGAAGTTGCGAGGATATCCTTGAAGCATTAAAACCAGTGTTAAATAAGTTTAAATTAACATTATTTATTAAAGATGATGTTATAGAAGTAAATACAAGAAACTATGTGAAAGCCACAATTACTCTTGTTAATACAGAAAAGCCTGATGAAATTATAGAAACATCAGCACTTGCAAGAGAAGAAGAAACAAAAAAAGGAATGGACGGCTCACAAATAACAGGAGCAAGTTCATCATATGCAAGAAAATATGCTTTAAATGGTATGTTTATGATAGATGATACTAAGGATAGCGATAGTACTAATACACACGGTAAAGAGGAAAAAACAGAAGCAGAAAGAAAAAAAGAAGCAATAGAAGCTATTAACAAACTTGCAGATACAGAAGAAAAAACAGAAAAAGTATTTGATATGATAGCAAAATTTAATAAAAATAGTTTATTAGATTGCACACCAGAAGAATTAAAAAAAGTATATACAGAAATTAAAAAGAAAGGAATATAAAAAATGAATATAGTGATTTTAAAAGGAAGATTAACAAAAGATATTAGTTTACTGTTTAGCCAATCAGGAACACCTTACACAAGTTTTATAGTTGCAGTAAATAGATATAGTAAGGATAAAGATTTAACAGATTTTATACTGTGTACTGCATTTAATAAGACAGCAGAGTTTATATCTGAATATTTTAGAAAAGGGCAAGAAATTTTAATTAGAGGTAATGTAAAAATTGATAGTTATGAGAAAGATGGAAATAAGATAACTAGACAATACATTATTGTAGAAAATGTTGAATTTGTTGGAAGTAAAAAAGAAGATGGAAATAGTGCAAACAGTAACACAGAAGCAACAACTGATGATATTGATGAGGAATTTCCGTTTTAGGAGGAGAAAATGAGAAAAATAATAGAACTTGACATAATATTCCCATACTATGAAGCAATGTATAAAGTTGGAAAAGAAATAATAATAAAAAGTATAAATTCAAGCAAAAATTGTAGTAATGAAGAAATTGTAAAAGAAATTAAAAACACAGACATCAACTATTGTGGAAATGATTATCTAATTATAACAGAAACAGGAAAAGAAATTTGTATCTTTGAGGGACAACCTGGATTACAAGTAATTTGGGAAAATAAAAATAATTAGGAGTAAATAAAATGGAGAAATTAGGATATAGCAGACAAACTCAAAAACTTATATATTGGCTTTTAGATGACTTTGCTAACTTTTGGCAAGGGAATGAGGCAGGAGCAAGACCATCATTTATAGAATTAGCTTATACAAAGGAAGTTATGAAAGCTAAATTTGTAAAAGTCTATAATGGATTTGATACTGTTAAAAATGCTCAAGCATTCCTAATTTCTTCTATCTACAACAAGGATAATCTAACAGTAGATGAATTGACTAACAATGTTTTAAAAGCATTACAGAGCCTAGCAATTCAAAATGGTGGATTTAGTTTATCACTTGGAAGCCTAACACAAAAACAAGCTAATGATTTTGTTAAGGGGCTATTTGAAATGGCTATATATTGGGAGATACCTTTAAGGCAAGAAATAAGAAATTTATTTGCAGAGGATTATCAAGATACTTTTATTTGGGTAACACTTAAAAAGAAGATTTGTTGTATTTGTGGAAAACCAGGAGAATTACAACATTTTGACAGAGTAGGTAGCTCAGGCTATAAAAGTGATACAGGGCTAAATTATAGAGTGATGTGCTTATGTAGAGAGCATCACGATGAAGCTGATAATTGTATCAGTAGAATTGATTTTATGAAGAAATATCACTTGGCTGGGATATATCTAAGTCCTGAACAAGTGAAAGAATTGAAAGGAATATATAAAGGACACTTTCAAGCATTTAAGGAGAAAGAATGAAAATAGCAATATTCAAAGCTAAAAATAAAAATATTTTTCTAAAAATAGCAGAAAATATAAAAAATAGAGATGAAACATTTATAGTTATAGGTAAAAAAGTTTTAAGACTTCCATATAATTTTGAAAAAGCTATTGCATATTCAAAAATGATGGAAATTATTTAAAAAAAATTTAGGACATTGGCAATTAAATATTGAGGGAACTTGAATTTTAAGGGGTTTTGTAGTGTAATAAAAAAATAGTTGACAGTCGTAACGATATAATATATAATAATATCGTAGCGATATAGGAGGCTTTTATGAATAAAAGAATTTTAAAAGTTTCTTTTGGTAAAAGTGGTGCTGGAAGTATTTCACCTAAATTAAGTATTCCTAAATCTTTTTTGGATAAAATTGATATTAGTCAAGAAGAAAGAGAAATAGAAATTGAACTTAATGAGGAAAATAAAGAAATCATCATTAGAAAAAAGAAATAAAAAAACTCCTATCACTACCATAAAATAATCATAGGAGCTTTTAACAGTATAATACTGTCTCACCAACTTTATTATACTGCAAAACTCCTTAAAATTCAAGGAGGAATAAAAATGAATTATGAAGTTAAAATTGAAAGTAAAAATGGAATTAATGTTGTCAGTAGTAGAATTGTAGCAAAGAAATTAGGTAAAAGACATTATAATGTAGTTAGAGATATTGAAAATTTATTAGAAGATAAAAGCAAACTTTTTAAAAATTCAGAAAACTCAAATCTGAGTTCTCTAATAATACCAAACTATTATAAGACAAAAGGACAAGAAAGAAGTTATAAGGAATATCTTTTAACAAAAGATGGCTTTACATTGTATATGTTTAACATTCAAGGATACAATGACTATAAGATGGCATATATAAATGAGTTCAACAGAATGGAACAAGCCTTAAAGAAGAATATGACACAAGAGAAGTTACCATTTTCAAGCTCAGTGATGATACCAATAGATAAGATAGAATATTGGAATAAGATTAAAGAACTATCAAATGAAGCAGATGATGTAAGAAGTGAGATATATCACAAGTTAAATCTGTTATCAAATATGGTAGTATCAATTACAAGAGAAGTAGATAAATTATCAAATATAGTATTTGAAACAGAAGATAATATAAATAAGATTGAGGGTAGAGATATGAACTTAAACTCAATGTTAGCATTAAATAAATAATGACAATAAAGCACTTAGTTAATTCTAAGTGTTTTATTATTAACAGAGTAGCAGAATAATAAGGAGGAAAATATGAACGAATTAAGAAACAAAGAAACTATAACAAGTAAGGAATTATTGGAACAAGTGAACTTTTTTAGAGAAAAGGAATATGAGTTTAAAGCTAAAAATGGAACTCTAACCGAAGCAGAAAAGAAAAGAGGAAAGTTTGTAGAGTTAGAACATAAGGATTTATTAAAAGTAATAAGAGATGAATTTGAAGAAGAAATAGATGAGGGAAAAATTTCCCCGATGTCTTATAAGGATACTTATAGTAGAGAACAAACAATGTTTATCCTAACTTTAAAACAAGCAAAACAAGTTTTATTAAGAGAAAGTAAGTTTGTAAGAAAAGCTGTTATAGAGTATATAGAAAAATTAGAAGAACAAGTTAAAAATCCATTTAAAAATTTATCATTTCAACAAATGATGATAATGACATTACAAGAACAAGAAAAGATAGCTGATAGAGTAGATATTATAGAAAGTAAAGTTGATAATGAAATAAGAGTAGATAATGGAGAACAAAGAAAGATACAAAAAGCAGTAGGAACAAGAATATATCAAAGAATTGATATAATTCCACAGTTAGCAGAAAATAAAAAATTTGTATTTCAAGCATTGTATAGAGATTTAAAAGACAGATTTGGAGTAGCAAGTTACAGAGATATAAAAAGAAAAGATTTAACAGATTGTTTAGAATATATTTCAACTTGGATAGAGCCAGCAGATTTAAGAATAGTAGCATAAAAATTTATAATAATCTTAAAAACCTAAGTCCTTATTAATTTAAGGGCTTTTTTATTAGGAGGAAATATGGCTGTAATAAAAATACTAAAAGCATTGGAGTTAGTAAAAGATAAAGGCGTTAGTAAAGGTAGTTTGTGTTGGTATATTCAAACTGGTAAAATACCTAAGTGCTTTTATAAAAAAGATGAGAATAAGTTAAGAGGAGATTATTTAATAGATGAAGTTGAACTTTGTAAATTCTTTGGAGTAGAAAAATAATCTCAAAAAAAATATAAAAAAAGGAGGTGTAGTTTACAATGAAAGCTAGTAATGGAATGGGAACAATAGTTAAATTAAGCGGGAAAAGGAGAAAACCTTACGCTTTGAAAGGACAAGGAGTATACACTGAAAAAGGCTACTATCAACCACTTATAGAAACATTTGCCACTAAGAAAGAAGCTGAAGCATTTAGAATAGCATATTTTAATAATAAGATTTTAAAAGATAAGGCAAAAAGAATAGAGGATGCTAAGGAACAAAAAGCTTTATTATTTGAAGATTTATACAAGATATGGCTTGAAAATAAAAAACCAGTCATGACTTCATTAAGAAATTACACCTCATATTTTTCAAATAGTAAAAAATTACACAAGTTAGATATAAAAAATATAAATGGGATCTTATTACAAAAGATTTTGAATGAGCTTGATTTAAGTAAAGGAACATTAAGAAATTTAAAATCTTTCTGGAAACAATTATTTGATTTTGCTGTATTAAATGATTTTTGTGAAAAAGAATATGTTAGTTTCTTAAAGCTTCCAGCTGAAGAAAAAGGAAAAAAGACAAGTGATAGAAATAGAATATTTACAATGGAAGATTTGCAAAAACTTTGGGATAATCTTTATAAGGAAGTTGATAGATTTAAAGTACTAGACATTATATTAGTACATTGTTATACAGGGTTAAGACCAAATGAACTATTAAATATTAAAAATAAAGATGTAAATCTTAATGATAAATTCATTGATATTACAAAATCAAAAAGTAATGCAGGTATAAGAAAACTTCCTATATCTGATAAAATATATGATATAATAAAGAAAAGATATAATCCTGATGCAGAATTTTTATTCACTAGATATGATGGAGCTAAATTAACATATGATACTTATGATTATGAGTTTAGAGAACTTATGAATGATTTAGAAATTGAATATCATACAGCTCATGATTGTAGACATACATTCGCAACATTATTATCAAATGCTGAAATAGACAAAGAAATAATTATAAAATTAACAGGGCATAGTAGTTATAAAATAACATCTGAAAAATATATTCATAAGACATTAAAAAACTATCGTGATGCAATTAATAAAATATAATTTGTTACTTATTCGTTATTTATTAATTATTTTTATATAATTTTACCTACACCATAAGTTTTGAATTTATAATATATTGGAGTGTCAAAAAGTCAGTTATAAATTATAGTTTAATTTCTACAAAAAAGCCCGAACTTGAAAAAAGTTGAGGGCTTTTTTGTATATGGTAGCTTTTTTCTTTTTCAATATGTATTTTCATCATTGATTATTAAATCATCATCAATTTTTTTCTTACATAAAACATATCTTTTACATCCTAGATTTATATGATAAAATAAAATCAATAAACTTGATTATTTAATTAATTAGTTTATAATAAAAGAAAGAAGAATAAAAAAGAGGGGAGGACAGTAATTTGTCAGACTTAATAGTTATAGATGATAAAGTAAATATTTCTGAAAATAATTTGAGAGATAAAATGTCCTCTATATTCAACATTTTATTAATTGACAGAACAAAAAGTACAAAAAGATGTATTAAGAATATTATTTGGGCAAATGAAAACTATATCAAATATGATGCTAAAAAATATTCTGCAACTTCGGAAATAAAAATTGAATTAATAACAGGAGAATATAGTAATGTCATACAACCAAGGGCATTAAAAGCTGCACAGTTACAAAAAAAAAGAACTAGAACAATAGCTGAAGTGTTCACTCCTATAGAAATTCTAAAACAACAAAATGACGAAATAGATAAAAGTTGTCAGAATGATGATTTAGAAACATATACTAAAAGAACTTGGATTGAGATAACTTGTGGAGAAGCACCTTATATAGCAACACGCTATAATGTTATAACTGGAAAGTTAATTGATTTAGATGAAAGAGTTGGTTTTTTAGATCGTAAATTAAGAAAAATCAATAAGGAATGTAATATTAAAGATAAATGGAAAGAGTTAGTAAGAGAAGCATATAAAGCTAGTTATGGCTTTGAATGGAATGGAGATTCATTACTATTAGCTCGTGAAAACCTTTTATATACATATTTTGATTATTATGATAAAAAATGGAATGAAGAACCCCCATTAGAAGAGATAGAAGAAATAGCAATAATTATTAGTTATAATATTTTTCAAATGGATGGACTAAAATGTATTATTCCACTAAGTGATAGAGATACAACCAAAAAAAAACAATTAAATTTATTTAATAAAACAGAAAAAATTAGTAACCAAACTCAAAGTAAAAAAGGTCAATATGCTAAGATTATGAATTGGAGAGAGAACAAAACTGAATTTTTTAAGAGAGTGAAGTTTGATGTAGTGATTGGAAACCCACCATATCAAGAAAATGATAATGCTGTGAGAGGAGAAGGAGCACCTATTAACGCTTCAGCAAAACCATTATATAATCATTTTTTTTATCTAGCATATGAAATAACAAATGCTAAAATAAATTTAATATTTCCAGCAAGATGGCTGGTCGGAGCTGGTAAAGGTCTAACTGAATTTACACAAGAGATGTTAAATGACAAACATATAAAATCTATGACTATTTTTCAAAAATCAAGTGATGTATTCTTAAATACAGACATAAAAGGTGGAGTTTTGTATTTAACATATGACAAAACTTATAAAGGAGAAGCAAACATAAAAGTAATAGACTGGAAAAAGAAGCAACATGAATATAAAGGTTATTTGAATTCTTGTGGTTGTGGTTTTTTTATTCCATTTAAAGAGTTAGTAAATATTTATAAAAAAGTAACAAGTATATCTAAAGAAAGTATCCAAAAACATATTTCAAAACGTAAACCCTATGGTTTAGCAACTGATTTTTTTAGAAATCCAGCTAAATATTCAATGCCAGAAATTTTTGATAAAAAAAATAATGAAGATGATATTTCTATTTTAGGTCTAGAAAAAAATAAAAGACTTATTAAATATGTACCAAAAGATTATCCTATAACAACTGGTAATGACACCATTTATAAATGGAAATTCTTTGCTGGGAAAGCTATGGGTAATGGAGAATTTGGTGAAAAATATCCAGATTATCCAATAGCTGCACCAGGAGAAATAGCAACAGAAACATTTATTAGAATAGGTAATTTTGATTCCAAAGAAGAGGCTGAGGCATTAAAAAAATATTTTTGTACTAAATTTTTTAGAACAATGCTTGGCATAGCAAAAGCAACTCAAGATTCTACATCAAAAGTATATTGCTTTGTTCCCAATCAAAATTTTGGAAAAGATTCGGATATTGATTGGAATGAAGATATTGAAAAAATAGATGTTCAACTATATAAAAAATATAAATTGAATGCATCAGAAATAAAATTTATTGAAGAAAATGTCAAATAAAATTTATAGGGAGATAAGAATATGTATTTTATAAGAGAAACCAGTGAACGCAGTGATAATAAAAATACACTAAAAAAAGCTATATTAAAAAATTCAAATTTTAAACTAATATCTTTTGAAGGAAGTCCAACTATAAATGATAATGTAACAATATTAATGGATAAATTTAAAGTAGATATAGATTTAAGTACAACAAATAAAAATGACAAGATAAAAATTTTTAATGAATTATATAGAAATTCAGAATTTAAAGATGAGTTTGCTTTAAAAAAGACAATAGTTGAAAATAGGAAATTAAAATGGGGTATTTTGGTATATGATGATAATGAATATAGTTTATTTTTTTTAAAAGATGGTAAAGAAGGACGGAACTTTTACAAAGAATTTCAAAATGCCAAAGAATTTTCAAATTGGTTATATGAAAATTATTCAACTATAAGATACAATATATCAAACTATCAAGAAGATAATCTTCCTAAATATGATATAAGTATGAGAAAAAATGGAAAACCTTGGCCAGGAAATGTAGATGGTATTTTGCTTCATAATAAAAAGATGATTACAGTTATTGAATTTCAAACTACAAATAAACAGTCAGTAAGAGAACATAATAATAACGATTGGTGGCTCCCAAAATATAGTAGAAAGGGAGATAAAGAAAGATGGAGAAGTATTTATATAAATTCTAATTATTTAAATCTTCCAATAATTGTAGGTGTATGGAATCCCAAAGAAGAAGAATACTGTATAAAATTAATAAAAGGTTTTAATTTTGAAACTGATAAACCTCCATTTATTTTTTTGAAAAAGAAAGAAATTGCTGATGATAAAAATATTTCAATAAAATTACTAGAAGTCCTAAATATCAATGAGAAAATTTAA